ACACAGATAAGAGAGTCTGTGTGTTTCAAGGTTCGTCAAGGGCATCCAAAACGTATAACATCCTTATCTATTGGATTGTGAAGTTACTCCAAGAGGAAAACAAAACCCTATCAATTGTCAGAAAAACTCTACCTGCATTGAAAGGGTCAGTCCTCAGGGACCTCAAGTAAATCCTAATCAACCTAAATCTGTATGAATCATCCAAGTGGCATTCCGTAGATGGTTACTTTGAGTTGGGGTCAAATACAATAGAATGGTTCTCCTGCGATGACGAATCTAAACTGAGGGGCCGTAAACGAGATTATCTTTTTATCAATGAGGCTACAGAAATAAGTGAGGAAGAATATATCCAACTTATACTCAGAACGTCAGACCGTGTTGTGTTAGATTTAAACCCTTCGTTGTGGAAGTCTTGGATATATGACCTTGAAGGAAAAGAGGACGTGTTCTACACTGTTGTTACCTACAAGGATAATCCCTTTCTTTCTAAAGTTCAAATCAATGAGATTGAGAAACTCAAAGAACGTGATATGAATATGTGGAGGGTCTTTGGTCTTGGACAGAAAGGTGTTCCGACAAGGGTTGTATTCAATCACCAACAGATTGTGGATAACATTCCCCCAACGGCAAAACTCTTAGGATATGGAATTGACTGGGGCTGGTCAGACCCATCAGTATTGGTATCGGTCTACAAGGACGGGGATAATATTTACTGTAACGAGTTATTATACTTACGTCATGTGACAATCCCTGATTTCATATACAAAGTAAAAGAACTTGGATTAAACCTCAAGGAAGATTTCATTGCGGATTCTTCAAACCCTCAGGCAATTGAGGAGTTGAAACGTAGTGGAATCAACTGTAAACCCGTTGTCAAAGGGTCTATCTTACACGGGATTGACCTGATTAAACGACATAATTTTTTCATTACAAATACATCTTTAAACCTCATTGACGAACTCCAACAGTATGTTTGGAAACAGGATAAGGACTTAAAGAATTTGGATGAACCAGTGGATAATTATAACCACCTTATAGATGCTATCCGCTACGTCTTACAAATGAAGGTGGGAAAGAAACAACAAAAATTCATCGTAGTATGATACAAGTAAAATTAGATGACAGAACCATTGAGGTAGAACCACACCTCACGATTAAAAAATATCAACAGATTCAAAAGAACCCTCGTAAATATGAGGACCATACAGAACTATTATCTCTGTATTTGGATATTACTCCTGATGAATTAAAAGGTCTACCCTTTGAACAGATTAAGTTCGTGGAGTCCATGTTAACACAACACATGGCAAACTACAATAACGAGATTGTTTTAACCTTCCAACATGATGGTGTAACCTATGGGTTTGAAAACGATTGGGGGAACCTTAAATGGGGTCAGTGGGTTGACATGGAGGTATTCTCTCAACAGGATAAAATCAACGATAATATCCACATTCTAATGGCACTCCTATACAGACCAATCATCGTGGAGAATGGTAAGAAATATAAGTTGGAAAAGTATGACAGTTCCAATGTGATGGAGAGGGCTGAGAAATTCTTGGAACTCCCTGTGGTCTACTGGTATGGATGTAGTAGTTTTTTTTTGTCCATAAGTCACGAATACATAAAAATTATGCAGAACTCTTTGGAGTTGAACCTGTGGAAGGAGAAGATGTTGAAACCACTGAGGAGGATTCTACCCCCATGGCTCCTTCCGAAGCCACCGCAAGATACTATTTTGAACTTACTTTCCAACTCACAGGAGAAGACATCACAAAATTTGACCGTCTGAACGACATGAATGTATATTTATGTTTAAACACTGCGTCCTTGATTAAAGACCGAGTAATCAAACAGCAGAATGAAATGAAAAAGATTGAATCTGAATACAAAAAGAAATGAACGAATACGTAACATATCATATAATTCTTGACCTCATTCAAGAGTTCCAAGAACAATCCCCCATCCTGAATAGTTTTGGGTATGGTAATTTGGTTGATTTTAGTAGAACCATAAGTGGTCAAACCGTTCAATACCCGTATTTGTTCGTAGTTCCACAATCAATCCAATATTTTGAAAATACAACTGAGTATCAGGTGACACTGATATTTGCCGATATTCTTGACACCACATTAGATAACGAGAAAGATGCTGTGTCAGATATGTCTCTACAGGCACGTAGATTTTTATCTTACGTAAAGAGGGGGATAACAACCTTCCCTGACCTGTATAATAATTTGGACCTTCAATTACCTGTTCAGGCAATTCCTTTCCAAGAAAGGTTTGGTGACCACGTGGCAGGAGTTGCGATGGACACAACACTGGTAGTATTTGAAGATATCAATGCATGTGATTACTACGAGGAAGTAACTCCAACTCCAACGGTAACACCAACGTCAACTGTAACCCCAACGGTTACTGCAACATTAACTCCAACCCCAACGATTACACCATCACCAATTTCTGTATTCTGTGTGGGTTCAGGATTTGACCAACAGTCTGTGGGTGTGAATCAATATGGTGGTTCAATTTATGTGTATGGTTCATTCCAATTCTATCAAGGTAGTGTAGCACCATGGATTGTTAAAATCAATCCAACTACAGGTTATATTGATAATACATTCTACAGTTCATTCCCGAACGTATCATCATTCCCAACAGGAATTATCAACACCCTTGAATTTACTACCACTGGTAAAATGTATGTGGGTGGATTCTATAACATCAACTCTGATTATATCTACATCAACCGATTGAATAGTGATGGTAGTAGAGATTCAGGATTTACATTGACACCAAGTTTCAATGGAATAATATATGACCTTGCTGTCAAAAACGATGATTCAGCAATCTTCGTTGGAGGAACATTTACGAGTCCATCTAACAGAATTGCCAAGATATTACCAACAGGTTCAATAGACCCATCATTTGTCGTAGGAACAGGATTTAATGGTCTCACCTATGTTGTTAAACTTGATTCATCAAACAATGTATTTGTGGGGGGTAACTACACCACATACCAAGGAACCACAAGAAACAGAATGGTTAAGATTGATGAGTTTGGTGGTATTGATACGACATTCCACACAGGATTTGGAACAGGATTTAATAGCACCGTTAATGACCTTGTAATAGATGGAAATGACTTATATGTTGTTGGTAACTTTACAACCGTCAATGGTGTAAACTCTGTAAGGGTAGCGAAACTAAACGCAACCACTGGTGTCCCTGATGGAACATTTGGAACGAATGTAGGAACAGGTATTGTATCTACAGCAACAATCAACGCTATCAGTATTATGAAAAACCCAGTAACGGGTGACTTGGTAATTACGGTTAACTCAACAGGAACAATTTCATACAACGGTCAGGTGTTCTATGGTAGAATATTCAGTATTGATACAAACGGTAATTTCGTTTCTTCATTCGGTAGTCAGTCAAACCCATTATACGGATTTAACGACATCTCTGTTGGTTCATTAACAACCACAGAAGAAGGTTTAACATTACCAAGTGGTGAGATGATTTATGTTGGACCATTCAACTCATTTGACAACCAATTTATGTCAGGTATTGTGAGAATCAATTCCGATGGAACATTGGATTCAACATCAAATTGTTTACCACCAGTTGTATCTGCAACCCCAACACCAACAAAAACTCCTACACCTACAACAACTCCTACAACAACCCCGACACCTACGGTAACTCCAAGTGCTGGTGTTGTATTAACATTCTCAATCACATCAGGAGCAACCAAGAATGATTCTTGTTTCGGAGGTGCTACAGGAGTGGTTTATGCACAAGATTTAGGTAACTGTGGTGGTTGTTCACCATTAACATGTTGGGCATGTTTATCTACAGGTCAACAATTATTCAAGGATGTAAACTTAACCATCCCTGTGAACGATGCTTACTACACCAATAATATGGATGGTGCGGGTAATTTCGGAACATGGTTAGTTGTGGGTGGATACCCTCAAGGTGGAGGATTCTCAGGAGGTTGTCCATAATTAATATTTCAAGGTCATGGCAGTAGAATTAACAGAATCGGAGAAGTTGAATTTGATAGCAGATTTGGTTAAAAATTCCATACAGGAACAATTAACTTTAATCCGTCCATCACGAGGGTTCAATGGTGAAAAGAAACCAAAGAACCCCAAATATTTTACTGCGATATCAAACCGTATCAACACCGGTCTTTTATACAATTCTGTTAACGTATCCTTCACCACAAACCAAGATAATAACTTGGTAATGAACTTAGATTTTGGTGAGGCAGATTATTGGAAATATGTGGACGGTGGACGTAGGGGAAAACTACAAGATAGTAGTCTTCGTTATCCACCATTAGATAGTATATTAACATGGGCATCACAGAGAGGGATTGCTCAGTTTAGAGATGAAAAAGGTAGATTCCTTTCCAATTTGGATAGAGCATATTTACTACAAAAATCTATAGGGTATTATGGTATTTACCCAACCAACTTTATTGATAAAGGTATTCAGAATGTCTTAACAGATGTTGAATACTATTTTGGAGAATGGGCTGTTGAAACCCTGACACAGATAATAGAATTAGAAAATATAATTGTTAACTAACAATGAGTTTAATTTTTACAAATACACCTTCAGAGTTCCAACCGGTATTGTCGGATGGAATCTATTTTACAGTATCATCGGATACTTACAACTCACTAACGACATTCAAATTTAGATATGTCTACGATTTATTCGTGGATGATACTTTGGTGTTTCAAGGTAAATGTTCACCCAACCCATTTGGATTGGGGATTATAGATTTACAACAAATCTTGGAGACATACACAGACTCCTTACCTATTTCGTATTGGGATACAACCCCCATCTATACACACCAAACAATTGCATTTAGTGTCCCTGCCAATGAACAGGTCATCAATTATCAAATCAAATGTGGATATGAATACGCGGTTTCAGAGATTGCACCCATCACAGGATTTACGGGTTTCAATGAAGCAGTTGGACCCCCATCATATCCTTCAGATGTTTACAAAGTTTTCCGTTCAACAATGGGAACAAATGGTCGTGCTACTCAATCTGACTTTGACATAAATCCATACGTTTTATCTGGAACACCAGTGGGAGTCAACCCAACTACCACTGGATTATTCTTGACAAATGCACCAAGATTTTTGGACATTGCAGACAACGAATACTTCACCTTAGGTTTTACAAACTATTATCTTTGGTCTGGTGTGACTTCAGGTCTATCGGAGGGGTATTACGTCAAATATAATTTCTATGATGACCAGGGTTCTCTAATCAAGTCAGACACCTACGATAACGTTATCAGTAATGGTGGTGGTCCAAGAAATAACTGTTTTGATGTTTATCAACAATATTACTTAATTGACCCTGTATCTGCAACCACAGAATACAACTTACTTTACGTGGGTGCAGGTCCTGAGAACATACCTGCATTCCCAAGTGGAACAACCCAATATACAGTTCAGTTGTTTGGTAAATTTACGGGTTCAACAACACC